TTGAGCCGAGACCAAAGTCAAGTTTTCCGTCATCTATCTGCTTCTGAAAGCCTGCAAGGTCTGCATTGATGCTTGAAGATGTTCCAACCATGTCAACGGCGTCTTGCTGCATCTTCAGGGCGGTGGATGGAAGTGGCTTATTGCCCGTATTGCTTGGAGCGACACCTAGCACCCGACCAGACTTTGCATCCTTGATAACTGTCTTTCCTGTAGCCTCATCCAGCACAGTGATTGGGTGAACTGCCCCGCCACCTGCGCCTGCTAGCGTGCGAAGTTGCGAAGCTTGATCTGCACGGTCTTGATCGCGCTGGCGTTGCGCTTCAATCTTTGCAGCCTCTGCACGTTGGGCTTCGGTAATTTTCGCCTCTTGTGCGCGTTGAGCCTCTGCAATGCGCTGTTCTCTTGCGTTCTTCTGTTCATCTGCCCAAGTCGAATCCATGCCAACTTGTGTGCCATCATTCTTGTTTAGCAATGAACGGCCAACGACAACATTTTCCGGTACGAATTGCTGCTTCAGAAGAGCCTGCCCAATGCCTTGCAAGTTTGGATTTTGAGAATTCAGCGCGATTCGCATTTGCTCAGCTTTATTTGGCCCTTGTGCCGGAGATACGGGGCCAACCTGATCCTCTGGGAGTGTAATTTCTGGGCGTGTTTGAGATGCGGCAATGAATTGATCCATGTCTGCGCTATTGCGTCCCCTCACAGCATCAGCCAGTGATTTCTGTCCTGAGTCAACCTCTACCTGCATCTTGTTCCCCACAAGCGCCTGAGCCATCTTGTTCAAGCCCTGCGACCAAGAAGGGGCAACGTAATGCCCACTAACCATGTCGCCGCTTTGTTGCTCCATCGACTGCTTGCGCAGCATGTCTGCCATCTGCTGACGCCGAGCCAGTTGCGCAGATTGCAATCCGTAATCTGATGTGTCTTGGATGGGCATTTTATTTGCTGTTAAAAAGCGTTGTACCGAGTCCGAACAGACCTTGCGAGGTATTGTTGTTTGCCGCGTTGGCTGCGTTCGTTGCGCCTAGATTCGCGTTGTATGTGTTCTGCCCTGCGGTGACTTGGCTTGATGCTGTCGGACCACTGGAGAAGCTTGGATTCGTCACTTGCGATCCGTTCTGCAAAGCGTTCAGTTCGTTCAAGGGTTGATTGCGGTTCGTCATGCCTTGGCTGTACTGCTGCGCTTGCTGGGTCTGTCCAAGGTTGATGCCCTGCAACGAAGCCTGCGAGTAGGCATCATTCCTCTGTTTGCCGAAATCATCCTGCGCGTTCTTCCACGCCTCGGAGCCTTGTGTAATGCCTTGATTAGCAAGTTGCGTGTTCAACTGATTTCCTTGGCGGTCCAGCATCGGATTGATGCGGGCCATCAGTTGCTCTGTTGCGGTGTTAGTTGCTTGTGTCGGGTCGTATACACCAGGCATTGCACCGCCAAGCGTAGTCCCCAACCTTCCAGATAGGCCAAGCGCCAAGTTGCCTTGGTTGCTTTTTAGCTTATTAGATTGGTCAAGCAACGCCTGCTGTGGAGCGGACAATGCTTGTGTGTTTGTCCAGTGATTCGGATTCTTAGGGTCTACAGCCCAAGTCGATGACCCATAGGGTGTGATCTGATCTGTGCGGTTTGATGCTGTGTCTGCCGCAGCCAAACCAGCATAGTCTGGAGCCGCTGGAGCCGATTTATTTCCGGTGAGGCTTCCAAGCAGGCCGAGGCCTGAAGCAGCAGCCCCGACACCTTGGGCAGTCCACTGGCTCGGGTCCAATATGTCGTCATACCATGCCATTTTTATTCCTTTAAAAGTCGCCGCTACGGTTTGGGCTGTAATGGCCGCCATTGCCGGTATCACTACCTGCCGGGGCACTGCTATTGCCGCCACCGCCCGTTAGAGCTGCTGCGAGCGCTTGTTGTTGTTGTCGTGTCGCTGGGTCTTGCTGCATGGGGTTTGCTGCCATGCTTGGAGATGACAATGAAACGCCGTTATCACTCCAGCCTTGAATGGCTGCGAGTGCGCTTATCGGGTCACCATATCCATTGTTCGGGTCATTGATAGCGCCGAGCAAATCGCTGTTATTCATGCCGTAGGCGACAGCGTTCTTTGCTAATGCCTTGAATGCACCCATCGGGGTATAGCTCATGCCAGTCGCAAAATCGCCAAGTGCTTTGTTTGTGTAGTAGCCCTGATTTGCTTCAGTTGTCGCACCTTGTCCGATGCCGGTAGTCCCGCTGGTTCCATCCCATCCAGAACTACGCCCATTTCCAAAGCTTTGTATGCCTTGGCTGACGGCATCATTTACCGCAGTGGGGTTTCCGATCAAAGAACCGCTGTAAGCCGGTCCTGCCGACACTGCTTTTGCACTTTGTGCATTTGGTGCTTGCACAGACTGCGCATCCTGCGTCTTTTCATACCCATTCAGCCCAACAATTGGCGAGATGTTTGGCGACGAGTTGAGCAACCCAAGGTTGTATTTAGGGCCACTTACCGATTGAAGGAAATTTGATACTTCGTTCATAGACCTTGGCCTCGCTCGAATACATAGTCACAGGACTGCCACTTAAGTCCAGACGAATTGCTTGCAGCCTTAATGTGAAGCGCTGCGCAGTACCCAACACCTCCCACAGATTGCCAGCCTTTTGAGATAGTGAATGCACCACCCCACGATCCGGTGTCCCAAAGTGCAGAGTCCCATTTGCCCGAAGAAGATGAGGTGACAGAAGGTGTGCCCGTAGGTGCAGAGGTGTCAAAGTCGAGGTTAAGACCTAGAACTAAGCCCACATTTGCCGACTCAGTAGCAATTATTGGGCGTGCCAGCGTGTACCGCTTTAGGCTCATCCCGCCGTGATATTGGAAGGAAGCCAAAGCCTCGCCAAAGATGTTCCCACCCGCATCGCTTTGCCCTGAGTAAGCACGCATAACCTTGCCGCTTACACCCATGTACAAGCCGCTACCCATCCGGGCAAACGTTGATGCATTCCACCCGATAAACCTGCACCAAGACCCATTGAGGGCGTACATCACATATTGGTAACTAACTGTCGAAGAAACTGGGACGTTCAGGATTACAAGATTTTCTTCCGGGTAGATCGTTATCTCCCATCCGAACAAAGTTCCATATGAAGATGTAGCCTCACTCATTGCCTGCTGTATCTTGTCGCTGATTGCGATAGATGTATTTGTCCGAGCAGACAACAAGGCTTTGGACAGAGGCAAAACTCCGTCTTTCGACACGATTAACGCATCTGCGCCGTACTGGGTGACACACCTACGTCCAACAGGCGCGCCAACGGTGAACACGCCTACTAAGTACCAAGTGGCCGCGCTCGATGGGTCGATGCCCTTATAGACAGCTATCTCACCCTCTGAGCTAATGAACACGGCGAAGTCATCCATGCCCGTGCCAGAGTCTGCGGAAATAGTAGCCATTGCCACCAAGTAGCCACCAGCACCGAACAGGCTGGACAAATCGAACGACTGAGCAACACCGCCGATAGACACAGCAGGCAGATACCAGACTCGCATCGAGTCTTTTTCACAGAACCACAACCGGCGCTGATAGACGTTTACATGGGTTAACAGGGTTGTCGTAACCCCTGTAATTGCGGGAGTAGATGCACCATCCACTGCAACCCACGTAGTACCGTCGTACAAACGGGGTTTGTCTGCCCCGTTCACCATGTAGAGGTACTTACCACCAGCCGTAGCGAAGTTGGTCGTTTGCCACCGTGCGTTAGTCAATCCAGATTGAACAGCAGCGCCAACAGCACCGGCTACCGTGGCGTCATAGATAGCAGTGCCTGCCGCAGCAAACATTGAATAAGTTCCAGCCGCCTTGGCGTACACAGCCAAAGTCTCAACTGTTCCTGTAATCCCGGTCACATGGTCGAATGAACCAGAGCGCAAAACTACTTCTGTGTTCTTTGGCACGAAGTTATCCAAGATCACCGCATCTTGCTTGCCCATGTTCGCCAGGGCGTCGCGGGAGTTCCAACCACCAACTGGAGCTGGGAAAGTCACGGTGTTGGCAATCCGACGCCCGTTAGCCATGCCATCCGCCATCTGGGATATTACGGTTAGTCAGCAGAATCGACCCACCCTGCGGCGCAAGAGAGAGAGTCGGCGCGGACTTGTCCTGTGCTTTACACACTGCGAGGTAGTCTTTGTACTCTTTGTATGCGTATGTGTAGTCGAATCCCTTCGTCTGCAACCAGCGAAGCTTCAAGCCTGACAGCATCAGCGAATCGTCGTAAATGAACGTATCTGTGTCTGCAGTGAATTTTGTCTTGTACGTCACACCGTCAGC